TGGTACTTCCACTTCGTTCCTTCCGTAAGGAAGCGACGTTTGTAAGCAACAGCAAACAGAGGCTCAATACCTGTTGTAGTACCAGCAAGGATACCAATACTACCGGTGGGTGCAATGGCCCTATAAGCAACAGGACGAGAAATAAACAGCCGATCACAATGAGAATCAGCGGAAGCTTTACTTTCATCTCGATAAACTTTCAACCACTCGTGTAGTTCTGGGGTTACTTCATACTTGTAGTTTCGTTGGAGGAGCCATTCGTGGATACCCATGAGGCCGAGGCCGAGTCGTCGGTTCTTTTCCCGAACCTTGTAAACTTTCTCATAGGGTAGATCAGCGCGAAGGGTACCGCAAACAAGAAACTTAGATGCCAACCGAACAATGTCAGTGAACTCTTCAATACTACTGACAGCACCAAGATTAACACTACCAAGATTACATACGTCCGAGTCGTCTTCACTGGTAACCTCGGTACACGCATTCCGTAGAGTCTCATTTTGCTTATCACCAAAGTTGAAGCTGAAGCCGGGTTCTCCAGTCTCCATAGCTTGTCGAACGTTCTGCAAGAACACCGAGTTGTTTTCCAACCCACCAACAAGAGCAGCGTCGTCATAGTTGACGCTAATGTTGGTCATATCCAGAGGAGCAGGGAAGTTGAAATCTTTTAGCTTCTGTTCTCGGACAACATCTGACCAGTTTTTACTTCTAAGGAACGAATGAATGTCCTCATGTTGCCAATTAAGGCTTGCATAGATAGCAGAACGTCGGCTGCCTCCCTGCATGACGTTGCGTCCAATCTCGTTAATTGCGAACATGAGTGGGATAGGGCCAGAAGCTGTTCCGCCAGTCCGACTAAGCGCTTTGCCCGACGCCCGGAGCCGTGAATAGTCAATTCCAATACCTCCACCAGTCATGAGACAAGACATTGCTCGCCATGTTACGTTGCTCCATTCTTCTCGTGTGTCTTCTTCGGCTCGTAACAAGAAGCAATTATTATAAGCCTTAAACGGCCGTCCGGCGTAATAGAGGTATCGACCACCGGCCAAGAATTTCATGTCAACCATGAATTGGACTAGCTGTTTTTGGTCATCTTTGGACATCAAAGGATGTTTTGTCCCGCCCACATCTCCACAAACATCATTTACAAGACGTTCACAAAGTTTTGGCCATGTGTCCGACGGTCCCTGAGCATACTTATACCGGAACACGTTCTCGGCAAAAGAGGTTTTAAAATTAAAAGTCATTTGTTATGGTGTTCCAATCTGTGGCAGTTTGCACACAAAAGTTTACATTTATCTAATTCTGCTGAAAGCCTTTTCCATGAGAGTTGTAACATCTTGGAAGGATCACGGTCTTTAGTAGTGGGGTCTAGGTGGTGAAATTCATACACAGCGGGATGGAACTCACCACCACAAATAAAACATTTGCCTCCTAGATAAGAGATAGCCTCTAGTTTACGCTTTCGTTTATCTTCTCTTTGCTTTTGTATGACATATTCTTTATTTTTCGCTCGCCATTCTTTTGCTTTAATTGCACACTTTTCTTTATTTTCATGATAATACTTAAGTGCCGCAGCCCTAGCTTTTTCTTTAGCAAAAGAAGATTTTGTAGAGGTACCATCAGAGTTTTCCAATACGTACCTCCGGTTTATTGTAGCCAGTTATGGCTTCTTGTTGTTTACGCAAAATGTCCTCATTCAGACGACAGACTTCGCACTGGCCTTTCCTCTTCCACATATTGTGCATCTGGCACTTCCGTGGATCGGTAGGCAAATTCTTTGATTTCGGCGTTTGATTCATCTTCTTGAATTAGACGGGTTAGGTATGACTTTTTGTAGCTACGTTCATCGGAGGGCAGCCACGAGTTCTTCTTTTGCTTCTTCAATTTCGTCTTCAAATTTATCAACAATGTCCACAAGTTCCAGACCTAGGATGTCTAGGAACTCCACCACATCCAGCTTTACAGCAATTAGTTCTTTTAGTTCTTCATTCAACGAGTGTCTCCCGATCCTTGTAGCTGTCCTCGCTCTTGACGATCCAGTAGTTTGACAATGTTAACTTCTGCTACATCAGCCAACTCATACCCCATCTCACGAGTCATTGCAGTGAGATACCACAACACATCCCCCAACTCTTTAAGAGTGAGGGATTTGTCAAACTTACCATCACGGATAAGTTTCTTTACTTTCTCCGAGGCTTCTCCAGCTTCACCTGTGAGTCCCAAGGCAGTGTAAGCCAATGCCATAGGACTTCCTGTACCTGCCTCTGGATAAAGAGCAAACTGCTGTGCAAGCTTTTCATATTCGTAGAAGGATTTAATTTTCATAACTTTGAATCAGTTTGTCAAGGTACCAACGCATTTTCTTAAGATCCTCTTCGCCATTCTTTTCCATAAAACGCATACCATAGTACATCATCTGTACATAATCAGACAAGAACAGAGGATGGTTTGCTGGAATAGGGTGTTCAAGAACTTTTTTAGCTAGTTTTTCTACAACATGGCGAGCCTCGATTCCCATTTCTGGGAACAGCATGTAATGTGGTGGTTTATTAACCATATCCGGTTGAGTAAAACCAGCTTCCTTGTAATCTTTCACGTCAATTTCGTTAAGCATAATGTTCCTCAATCACAGCACTCACCAACAACTCAACGGGTTCTTTTCTAAACCACCCTTGAACTGAACGTTCCCACTGATCTTCTTCTTTCTTCCTGAATAGGTAATTACCTGAAATAGAATCACCAGTACCGTCGTTAGCAATGTAGAAGGAGGAGATTTCTCGTTTGGTTTCAGCGTTTCCATAAGGAAACAACTCAATTGTAACTTTAAGCATATTTCTGTTTCAAGAAGTTAAGAGAGATAAAGGACTCATCAAAAGAACCATTAGATACTTCGTGGAGCATGACCACCCCTCTCCAGTGTTTATTGCCTTGTGTGCCCATATACTCTTCATTGTGGGTGTAGGCACTTCCAACAATCAAGGCAGTGAGTTGGGTGCCATCTGCCCTACTAGCTGTCGCCACTTGCCTACCTTGTTGATGCCCAACAACACAGGATTGATGTCGTTTGGACAAAAGCGCAGCGGCAGTTGTGATTGGACGCCCCATGACCCCGCTTGTTAGATAATGACAAAAGACAACATCATTCACAATTAGTGGGGTAAGAAAAGGGACATGTGTCCAACCACAAAGATCACGGTCTTCTAGACCAATAGTCCCCTCTAATTTAGCATCGTCTTCTACAGCACGTTGGATTCGCTGGTCGTGATTACCATCTAGATACCACTTATAGGGACGGTATTGTTTTTCTTTAAACTTGCGTGCTCGTGTATTGAAAGCATCAAGGGACGATTCCAGAAGACGCATTCCCTCATTACCAGCAGCAATGTCTTTCTTGTAACGTCGCCCTTCAAAGGATTTCTTGCCTTGGTCATAACTAGAAAGACTGGGCATATCCCAGTGGTCACCTAGATGAATGATGGCATCGGGTCGTTTTTCCAGAGCATAGTTAGAAATCCACTTAAGATGAGAGATATCTACTCCTTCTCGAACCTGGGTATCAGGAATGACAAGGATTTTTTTGATGTCGTTGTACTGCGCCACGGCGGCTGTTCTCCGAATGGGTAACCCACTCAACATTATCGAAAGAATATCCTTTGGACGAATCCAAACGATCTACGGAAGGGGCTTGTTTGCGGTCAAAACCAGACTCTACATAAGTAGCCCACAAAGACAAAAAGATAGGGTGCTGTTCTGCCCAAAGATAAAAATCTTCTTTAGGAAAGAGTTCCTTTCCTTCGTACAAATGAAACTTTCGTTTTTGTACGCCAGAAATACGACTTTTCATGTTGCGATATGATCGCATCAGAAAACCCTTGATACTCTTTTCGTATTTCTGTGTACATATATTGTTATTTTTCTGTCTGTATGCTTTTTGATAAAGCAGCCTCTCTTCTTTTGTCATCAATTCTCCATCAATGCCTTCCAACTAACAGGAAATAGGTTGCGACAATAACCGTCAAGAAAAGCAGCCACTTCTTGTGTCTCCTGTTGGGCGTGAGAATCCAGTCGTTGCTTACAAACACGAGCAAATGCCATGAGAGAACCTGTCCAAATCCATTCGGTCATAGTGTTCTGAGGCAACACCATACGAGCTTGTTCGGGAGCTACATCACGTTTAATTAGAGTTTGATAGCATTCAAGAGCAGTTTCAACTACCGAGTTAGGAAATAAATCCCATTGAGTATCAATATCAAACACATCAACTAAATTCATTTCTCCGCTGCTACCTTGTTTAGCATTCTCAGGCCTCCCTCGCCAAACATCAGGAAAATAAAACTCAGGCTCATCATCCACATATCGACGACTCACTTCATTCCATACCAAACCCACTTGATGCTTCACCAATTGACGAGCGACAAAGATAGGGGCCTTGATACGAAAAGAGATAGAGTTATGGGCGAAGGGGCTCCAGTGTCCGTGCTTGGCTAGGTAGGAAACCAGTTTAGCATCTTTGTCAGAGAGGAGAAATCCGCCAGCCTCTGAATCAATAAAACTACTTTCCTTAGCAAAGCTAACACGAGCAGCGTTGACCACACTGAGGTCTGATCCCATATGATCGACATACTCTACCCTTTGTTTAGCAATCTTCATACTGTTCCTTAAAGGCTTCAATTAGTTTTGGATGCATGTGTTCATACTGATCGGGGATATCCAACACCTTAACCAAACATGGAAAATCTACCAAATCAAATTTCTGGGCAACAAGCTCATAGTTTTCCTTATTCACAAAGACAACCTCATTTGCCCACAACAATAACTCATGAGTGATTGGAATCAACGCATAAGGCTCACTCCCTACTGCACGAGTGTTGTATTTTTTTGCGTAAATACGTGCAGCTGTGGCACTACGTAAGAGTCCCACACTACACACAAACAAAACTCGTTTGTCTTTTCCTTGATATGGATTGTCAAAGGGAGTACCACTTTGATACATCGCCTCAGTGTAAGTCATCATGTTACTAACGTATATGTTATTGAATTTGATTTGGAACATCGGCAACAATCGTGCCATCATCTGTGACAACAGTGGTTTCTAGGCCACCACGTAGGTAAAGAGACACAAGACCCAACTTAATGATTAGGTCAAACTCTTCCTCTGTTACCTCACCATTGAACACAATAGTGCCGGTAGGAAGTTCAATTGTCTGATTGATCTGCATTTCTTGTTTTCTTTTCTTTCAGCGTCTTCGCTTTATGACAGGTCTTGCATAAACATTGCAAATTATCTGTCTCGCAATACAAATTGTTAATGAACACATCCCAACTAATAAACCCCTTTGCTGGAGATACAACAGGATTGATGTGATCTACTTCAACATCTTTTTGTGTAAACTCTCCACCACAACCATTACAAAGATAGAATTGAGCAAGCCTTCCTGTTTTAGGGTTGACTCGTTTCTCAGTCTTTGCATTGTTTAGGGTTTTATATTTTGGGGGCCAGCGCCTAGCGCCAGCTCTTAGGGCTGAGGTGATAAATGTGTTGTAGCGGCCTTCTGTCCACAACCCATTGTTATAAAGCCTCTCTGTAGAATTCTCCGTTGAGTTCTTTTTTCTTTGTTTGGGCAATATTAAACGCCTCCTCGTATGTTTTATGACGACCTAAGTAATACCGCTTTCCTTTATGATCTGTATAAGCTATATACTTATTTTTATAGAAACAAACACCTTTAGAGAGTTTATTTAGACAATTCTCGGCATTAGTGGCTTCCCTTAAGTTACACCAACGATTATCTGAACGATTACCATTAATGTGATCTACCTGCTCTTTAGGAAAAGAACCAGTCATTATAAGAAAAGCCAATCTATGTAGACGATAATTTCGCCCCTTATACATCACAGAAAGGTAGCCCTGCACAGGTGATCCCACTTGTTGACCAATCTTTACCCGATTGTTTGTTGAGTTTTTATAAAAGAATTCACCTGTCTCTGGGCTATATTTAAAATAATAATCTGCTTCTTCTTTAGTCATCTAGTGCTTCCATTCCACTCGTCCCGTTCAGTAGTTGTTTTCCGTTTTCCAGCCACGACTCCCCTTCATATCGTTGTACCCACAAACAGGCAGCGTGTTGTAACATATGGTCCAAAGGTAATTGATATTTTCCTTTGACAAAATCAAAAAGTTCCTGTTCAGTTTCCAAAGACTGCATCATATGATACCAGTCTTCCATGAATTTTGGAACTTTCTGCCGCATCTTCCCATCAAAGCCTGGAACGTTGTCAGCAGCGTCTCCCATCATAATTTGCCAGTAGAAATTAAACAAACCTTCTTGTGGAGAAACCCACCGTCGAGAGGCTGGTTTATTCCATGTGGATGTACCGATCTCCCAAGAATAGTGGTTCCCCGGAACTTGTAACAGGTCTTTGTCTAGAGAACAGATGATGGTTAGAAAACCAGTTCCTTTAGCAGTATTCTCTGTTTGAGCAATCCCAAGAGCATCGTCTGCCTCGATGCCATCAGTGACTTTGGCACCCCACTTGGTGACCAACCACTCACGTAAAGGCTCAAGGTAGTCCGGGCGTTTCTGGTCTACTCGATTGGCCTTATATTGTGGGTAGATGGTTTTGCGGAAGTTCTCACCACCAGATAGGAAGATGTGGTTGTCGACCAAAGGGCCTCCCACCTCATTGATGATGTTTGTTAGGAGATTGTCAGCACGAGCACAAGCAATACCAAAATCTTCCACAACAACCCCCTGCTTTTCACAGGAGGCTGCACAGCGGTAAGCAATTAAGTCACCATCAATTAGTGGAATCATTCAACCGTGGGAACGTCAAAGTCAGGCATGTCAGCAAAGCCGGTTGGACCCGGGTCCTTCACATCGAAGACATAGTTTTCATACTGCTTCGCCACTGCCAAGACCTCTTCCGGTTTCACGCCCTTAGAACCCACAGCAAGAGTAGCGACAGCAGAACTAATGCTAGATTGACGGATAATGTAGACCTGCCGCTGCGCTCGTTCTTCGGGAGTTTCATAGGTGCTTCGAGTTTGACCTGGTTGAGAGGAGGGGGCTGCGCCCTTAGCCGGGGATGGAGCAGCTCCAGCAGCAGCTGCGGTAACATTAGGCCAATCGTTGTAGCCCTGAGCATTCTTCACAACTTCCACTTCAAACACAGCACCGGGAGAGGCTTGAGACAGAGTTTTAAAGGCACCAGCATTAGCACCAAAACTCATAATTTTCTTGCTCTCCACCTTACCTTGGAAGGAAAGGTTCTTGTAAGTCACTTCCAGTTGTTGATAACTACCTTTTGCAGTGGGCTTGGTTTCGACAGAAGTTGCGATGATAGAGATTTGCAATTTTTTTCCTTGGTTTGGTTCGTTTTGTAGCTGAAAGAACTCTTCTGCGTAATAATCAGAGTCCATATAAATATTGTAACATATTCAGGTTAGGAAGTCAAGTGTTTCCATTTAGTGCCCTTACGGATGCCGTAAATGAGCATCCCACTCACCCCAAATAGGTCCATAAGTTCTTTGACAGAAGCAGTACTGTTTTTGATGAAGAGAGCCTGCTCTGTCGTAAGTTTATGGCTGGGATGAGCTTCCCCGGGCATGGGATTAGCCTTTGATCTTCCTTTAGCTGCCTTTTCTTGTTGGTTTTCTAAGTGTGTACCTAAGCGCAGATGTTCTGGGTTTACACAAGAAGGATTGTCACACGAGTGAAGCACATGTAGTCCTTGTAGGGGACCTTTATATAACTCATAACTAACCCTATGAGCAGATTCTAGTTTTCCAAGACGCCTAACACGCCCATAGCCATCTTGATTTTTAGTAGCCGACCATTCCCAGCACCCTGAAGGAACCTTTTTGTACTTTACATCAAAGGATTCTTTTGTAAACCTATGACTCATCAAACACTCCTCTGTATCTTTTGTTGATCTTTCATGTTGGGACCACCTTTACACTCACAAGTCATGGGTGTTTCCCAGTTGTAACCAAATAACCTCTTGATGTTCTTGGGTAAATCATCGAAGACAGCATAACAAATATCTGTAATCTGTTGTGCATCTTTTGGATGAATGTCCCAACAAATAGAGTCATGCACTGTAGAAATAAGGTCAGCCTTGATTCCTGCCGCTTTAATTCGTTTGACAGCAGAGAGACGAGCCAACATCATCACATCAGCACCAGTGCCTTGGCAGTTATGTTACGGGTATACCGCTTCCGTATACCCTCTGCATGTCCCCATGCAGCTCAGACTATATCACACACCTTGGTTTAGAAGGTGTCTCTGCGCTTCGAGGGCGCTGCCCTCTACTCCTTTCGGATAGTCGTTGCACTTTGCAAGAATATTAGAATATCCTAGCCTTAGCTCAGGATTGTCTGTTCTAGACTTCCCCTGAATTCACAGAGTTATTCGAGATGTGTTACCACACCAAGCCACTAAAGTTAATGGGGTAATTAGAGAGAGTTGTCCAGGGAATTTTTATTTCACCGCGGAAGTCGCGGTGAATTGTAATCAACCATTCTCGTCCCAGAGGACCCACAATTGGCTTCCCGGACATAACAATGTCCTTCCACCTGTGGTGAGTCTTGTCAAGCTGGTTGTATTTTTTGTAGAACTTCTCATTCATGTCGTCCCAAAAGGCAGGACTTGTGCTAACGTGCATAAAATCAGGATCGTTAGCAAAGCTCCAACCGGAACCACGAAAAATTGTTCTAAAGAGGAAGATTTTGGCAATGAGGCGAGAAGGGAGACCAAACGCTGTTTGATTTTTTGCATGTGTGTCTTCTCCTCCTAAAATTTCCTCAATACCAACCCAATCTTTACTCAACTCTAGCGCGGTGCGCCACTCTAAAGCTGCGAAGCATCACACTGGATTAACACTTCGCCCTCCTTTCGTGACACGTTCCTCAATTGCTTTCCAAACTACCTCATATTCTGGGTAGGACTCTTTCACTACAACGTAATTAGTTCGATCATCTAGTTTCCATAGAATGGACATCAGTTGCTCATACTGTTCTTGGGAAAGATCACGTAACGCTTTACGTTTAATGACAATGTACTTGTTCTCTCGAATAAAATCAGTCATGGTTTAAATAGTTTAGGGGTTTGTGTTTCATGTCGCTGCATTTGAATCAACAACTCACGGAAATGCTCAGGAAAATACTGCCTAAGCTCGGAAGCAAGTCGGTTAGCTCCAAACTGTTGAATACTGCTAGCAATATCTGAAACCAACTCATTCTGTTCTACTAGTTCCATTTCAGTCATTCAGTGTATCGACTAATGAAAATGTCTTGTGCATTTTTTGTATATTTTCAGCAAAAATTAGCAACTCTGCTAGAGAAGCATTGTTTTTCATTCTATTGGCTTTACGTGAAATGATTTTAATGTTTCCTTTTACATACCCCAATTCTGGAACAATCTTGTCTACTGAAGCATTGGTGTCTAGGTGCCCATGTCCATATAGTTTAGTGAGTGCGATGCCCAAATAAGGACAGACCGCAGGAATAACTATATCCTCCACATCTAGATCAAAGGGTAGGTTAGCTTTCTTTGCATTATGTTTAGCAGAAGTCCACAAACCTTTTTGAAAATGTCTTTCTGCATATGCAAGGTATGTTGGATTATCTCCACGTTTGTATTGTCGTTGGAAATCTGCCATCTTTTCTGGATTCTTTTCCCTCCACGCTTTATTTCTAGCTTTTATTTTCTCTTTGTTTTCAATGTAGTATTGTGCTGCTTTTTCTTTATTATAATACCTAGTAGTCATATCTTGAAATAAAGGCGTCTAGGATATCTCCACTAAGGTTTTGGAGATTTGGGCGACTACTTGAAAGCCGACCTGTGGCGGCGGTGACTTGGTTGAAGTTTCCGTGGAGGACCCCCTCATCCCAACCCATTTCTGTACGCAACTTGACAAGACCTTTGTAGTATGTACCATTTAATTTCTCTAGTTTAGAAAGCTCCAACAGTTTATCAATGACGTTCTTCTTACCTTTGAGTTTACGTAAGGTCCCCTCATCAACAGCATAGTTACCTTCTTTCTTCATCTCACTACCCTTTAGGGGAGTATAGATGCGTGGGAGGACGTGCTCGATCACCACATTTTTGTACTTTGGCTGGCCTGCTTGTGCTCCTGTTTTGTAATAGCCGACAAACTCTTTAGCATCTTCTTTGACCACTCCACCATAAAGAAAGGCGCTGAGATGATCGTTAGAACCAAAGTTAATAGGAATAGTGGGATAAACTGAAGAGAGTTCTGCGTTGAGCGTTGATATTTTGTCATCTAATTCCTCTGCTCTTACTTGGCAGAGTTGTTCATCAAAAGGAATACCGTTCCACTCCATCTCCCGTAACAGTGACAAATCCTGGCACTGTAACCGGAACAAGAGCCGTTGTCTCCCTTTCAGTTCTTCGTTTTGATGCTCATAGATAGCGAGGGTTGTCTCTGCATCATGTGTAGCATACTCTTGAAGAATATCCCAAGGGATTTCATTTGTGTTGATACCCTTATCCCAATACTGTTCCTTCACTATGTCTGGTTTTTGTGGCAAACCATAATGAGCAGCAACCTCATTGAGAGAGGGGTAGCGATGAGTTTGACGTGAGAGGACGAAGTGGGCCAATTGACAATCCCAAATTTTGGTAGGATCATACTCAAAACCCAACTTATGAAACCACTGTAAATCAAACTTACCATTGAAGGTGACAATTAAGTCAGCATCCTCAATGTGTTTAGCAAGTCCTTCGGGGTTAGGCCAGCGTTCAGCGCCGCTAACATCACCATCAGCAAAGCTGTAACACACCATAAAATTACGTGGATCAAAAGGACTCCCTTTGTTCCATGTGGTGATTTCTGTGTCAAGTGCTATTGCTCTCATTCATGGTAACTCATTTTCAAAATTTTTAATGCACTCATAAAGAGCCTGCTCACCGATGTAAGTGTACTCTTTGTATTCTCCAGAGTTGTGTGAAGCATTCCTATCAAAAGAAGTAAACACAAAGGAATCTGAATGCTGAAGAAGATATGTCGCTAAATACCTAGCAAACTCATCATCATCCTTAGTAACAAAATCTTCCCACTGTTTATCAAGGGTTTCTAGGTTCTCTAGCTCTTGTGCAGCTTCTTCCAATAGGTCAGCTAAACGGTCTGCCCTACCTTCTTGTACGGATTTTCTGCTGGGGATTTGTCTACGGATAGCAGCCCGTTTACGTAAACGCTCTATTAATGTTTCCATCACATATCATAATAAATTAAGGGGACAACCTTGAACGTAAACCCATCTATGTCACGCTCTTCAAACTCTTGTTGACAAGTACCTGAGTATTCCTCTGCTGAGGAGAGAGTTAGGAATCCCGCAATGGGGATTTCAGTGTCATCACTCTCACGAACAACTAGGAACAAATTACTTCGGTGTTTTAGTTTCATTAAAAGACTTTCGTGCTAAACAAGCATCTTCAAAAGATGGTCCTGTGTATAGCTGATTAAATTTTCCATTGACAAACATATAGGCTTGATAAGTCTTGGTAACTAATCCAGGTACACTTACTTCTCTAACACCCACAACACCCAACTTATTTCTTTTGCTGGGGCGTTTATTTAGCTGCTGGGTACTCCTACTTGCCCATTGAATATTCCCAACACAATAAGACTTGTTGTTGTCTTTCCTGTCTAGTGATTGACCTTCTTGTGGATAACCAACGTCATCTATGAACTGAGAAAAAGAAACAAAATCAAAAGTAATACCACGCCCACCCCAATCGGCATACCTAAGATGCTTGGTGTTAGTACATCGTTGTTTTGCGTCATAGAAGGCTTTCTTAGCCTTGTTGTAAATCTTTGTATCTACCAATAGATGGCTCAATTAATACCTCCATACGTCCGTGACGCAATGCTGGATCAGTGTCCTCATCTCCTGCTAACTTATTCTTACAAAGATGCAGATAACGAACAAAC